TGCAGGAGGGGGTATATATTAAGAGACCCCCCCTCCCCCCAGTCAAAAATATTCCCAATTTTTATTTTTACTTTTTTTGTCCACGAAATTTTCCAAAAACAATTAACTATTCTCTTCAGCCACTGCCAGTGGCGTGGTGGCGTCATTGGCTCTAGTTCGTGCCAACCTAGTTCTGGATGTTCAGGATCGAACTGCTCTGTTCTCATTTCATTCATTAGAGATCAGTATAGAGATCAAGATCCTTCACTGAACTTCTTGAAACTTTTCTCCACATCCCAGTCACGTTCTCCTCCACGATCTCATCGATCGCATTCTGCACAGCAAGAGCCTGGTCAAGCTCGGACAAATCATCTGAAACCTTTGCTATACGATCCAGCATGGCAGCACTATTGTAACCCATCATCATGTCATACTCTAGCCATTCATCGAATCTAGTGAAAGGATCAAATGGATTGTCTACTGTGGTCAGCATGTATTCAGTTACTTGCTCTGTCTCAGCCATGATCACCTCACTCACTGAGACTAACCTTGAGTGTAGTCAATCCAATACCTAGTGCATCTGCTACCTCGGCCTGAGTATAACCTGAGTTCAACATTGTCTGGGCTCTGAGCTTCTTGGCGGAGGTCAACTTGGGTACATGTTTCGGCATCGCCAGGGCCTTCACAGTATCCATGTCGCTGTTGTTAAGAATGCGTTCAAGTTTGTCTTTACTGATGGCATGTGCTTGAATCGCATCCCATTCACTCTGCGTAAGCCGGATCTTTGTCTTACTTGCGCCTGTTCTATTTCGCGCTGTATTCAACGCTTGAGTTTTGATCTTCTTGACTTCCTCCTCCTCGATGTGAGGATTGGCCTGCCTCTTTTGAGAGACCTCGGAGTTTGCCAGAAGCTGGGCTTGTCTTTCATAGGGGGCGTTTCTTTCCGCAAGATCCAGCTTTGAGTTGATCGATTCAACTTCTTTGGCATACGCTTTCTTTGCAGAGGGGGATGTTTTATAAGAAGTCGTAGTATTTACGGCTTCCTTCCTAGCCGCGTTCGCCATAGCCTTCAGACGGTTCGAATGATTCGCATAGAGAACTTCCATACGATTGTCGTTATCCGCAACAAGACCGAACGCATTGTCAGTGACTTCCAGCTTCTTAACCTTCTGCTTCTTAGGCTTCATTCCAACTTGTACTTTTTGCCGTACTTTCTGACCAGTAGCCGGATCTATTACTGTTCTCGTTCTGAAGTCCGGAACCATGCGACCTGTCGGTTCGAAGACTTTCTGACCAGTCCTCGGATCGATAGGCCCACCTCTTCTCATGGGCCTTGGCTGTCTTTGTTCGATCCACTTAGGAGAACCGGCCCTACTGATCAGAGTACTGGCGCCACCAGACTTCTTTCCCTGATACTCCTCTTTCAAAGCAAGAATACCGTTGTCGTGCTCAGATTGCTTCCAATTCAGATTATGCTTCTCCGAATCGATCACAACCATAGAATGACGAATAGCTCGAGCAAGCTGCTCCGTATTCGCACCCTTGAGCGTCATGTCGGTAATCAAGTTCGAAATCTTACCCATCTCAGTTTGCTTACGAGCTGAGGTAATCTTAGGAATAGGAGAATCGGCTGGAAGCTTGTACCGTATCGGATCGAAACCCTTCAATCCTTCGAGGGCGGGGGTATGTTTTACGGCTCCACCCTTATTGGGGATAACGAGAACCGTATCGCCATCGAAGTCTGCTCCGGACAAACGCTCAGCAACTTTGTGGTGAATACCGACAGCATCTGCAGCATTACTTCCCAACAGCTTACGAGCTTCCCGATTGCGGTTGTTCACCGTCAATTCCGGAATCTCAAACGTTCCTCCATGCGGATGACGAATGAGAACTACACGTTCACCATCTCTGAAAGTAGGCGCATAGATCTCGTCTGCTTTCATAGACGGAACGGGAAGTAGAACTTTGTTTGCCTGTCGACGCATGTTTGCTGCCGAAAGATGCACAGCAGCCGCATCAGTTGCATCAGCAAATCGCGTAAGGAGTTCCTGTCGAACCGTCGGATTGGTAAGAGCCATGATTTCATCGAGCTCTCGCTTACGACGATCGAAAGTCAAATCGAGCTGTTGCTTGGCAAGAACAGGCCTTTGCTTCGACAACATCTGTGACGAGATTTCTCTTCGCCACGTATCCCAATGACCCTCTTCTCCAGAACCTTCTTTAGTAGGACTACCAACCAGATTCACTGCAGAAATGACTTTGCCGTTATGATCGTGAACTTGTCGGATGATCGATCCAAACGGAAGGCCTTCAGGATCATTAGGATCCCCTTCCAATGGCTTCATCGCATCTTTCTTACGACCCGTATTGTGCAGCTTCGTGTGGAAGACCAGATCTTTGCCGGTAGGAAGATCCTCTTTGTAAAGCGCCATACCCTTGATGTAGTGGGTACCGTCGATCATGATCCGAACCTGACCGTAACGCTTGGATCCGATAGAGAGATCCTTCACACCAGGACGAATGTGAATGACACCATCCAGCTTACCTCCACCACTCTCTGCATAATTGATCGCCAATCGCTTAGAGCTGATCGAAAGAGGCGGCTGAGTGTGAAAGTAAGTACGACCGTGATCTGGTGAATAATTCTCGACGATTTGGCGAATGTCTTTCCGATTTTGCTGAACATAAGACTTGGAAAGACCCGGTGCAGCCAACACCTTCATCGTCGTGTACTTACCAGTATGGATCTGTTGAATCTGAATGTTGTAGACGTTATGTCCTTCTTCTTTCAGAACAGCTACAGCCGTGTCGAGACGATTTCTCGTAATGCCCATTTGCTTCTCGACAAATCTACCAACGTCCACCATCTGCTTTTCTTTGACCTGATCTCGTAGCACGTTGGCCGTCTTCTGAATGACGTCGGCCTTGTCCTTCTCACCATCTCTGAGAAGAGCACGAACCGAAGATTCGGGAATACCACCCATGCGCTCACCGATCTTCTGATGAGACCAGCCCTTTTCTCGCAGACGTGTAGCCATAGAAATCTTGGCTTGCTTCTCTTGCGCGAGATAGATCGAGCGCCGAGCCGTAAGCTCGTTTCTCGAAATCCCCATACCTCTAGCAATTTCGGCGTCCGTCATACCTTCGCTTCGAAGTTTCTTGACGGTGTGAAGGAAATCTCGATTACGAGTGCTTTCAGGATCTCCCGAACCCCACGGATATCTTCCGGAATGTCGAGGAGTGCCGTAATGCGCGAAACTTCGTTCCTCTTCTGTACGAATCACTACGACTCCTCCTCTAGTCTTCGATGGGTAAGCAGTCTATCGAATTCTTGAATCTTGCCCATAATGAAAGCGATATCCTCCGGATCAGCGTCATAGACCATAACTTCGTTGTCTTGATAGATACGAAGCTCGATCTTGATATCGTACGGATTTTTATCGTACTCGAGGCAAAATAGAGCAGCATAGATTTCGAGTTGATGAACCGACCCTGGATAGACGCCGGTCTTCAAATCATGAATTCGAAGGGTGTTGTATCGGAAAGAGATTGTGTCTGCTGTACCAAAACAATTGTCGGAGTAGTACAAAACCTGCTCGCACTGCATACGATGTCGAATCGCATCATTGATATACATACCCACAGTGCCGACGAGATCTGAGGTTCTACCAGCCTGAATTTCCCGCATCGCATATTCGTGTTGCTGAACACCATAAGCTCCGGCTTGAGCCGAGGTCCAGCGTTCAATTAATCGTTCGGGCGTATAATGGATCCAGTGATACTGACTAGGGCTGAGAAACGCATGTTCGCCGTGGAGATTCAAATGCTTGTTGAAGCGCATTCAAAACTTCCTCTTCGCTCTCAGGATAGATATAAGCAGCAAACGACATTTCATTCAGCTTGTTAATGTAATAATCTTGATTGGGCTGCACCGATGCGCTTGGAGAAGTCTTGACTTCCAATGCTGCCCAAAACTTATTCCAAAGAAGAATAAGGTCGGGAAATCCTTGTTGATAGCCAGCGTCTGCTTTGAGAACAGTACATCCCGGAAAGAGCTTTTCGAGCCTCTTGATTACCTTCGCTTGGTACTGTCCTTCCCTCACATTTAGCGCCTCCTTCGCAAAAAAATCTTCTGTTATCTCACTCCCTTCGTTATATTGTGTGAATTTTACGCTAATCAATATCTAATGTTAGCTGGTCGGTCGAATTACCTATAACTCTGAATTCTTGATAGGTCGGCCAGACAAAAGTGCGAGTTAAAATCGATTGAACCAAGTCTTCCTCGAGCAGGCCGTATCGCTTGGCACACTCGATTGAGTTCTCACTTACCTCACCAGTCTTTATATCCTCAATAGGATGGAGAATAGGACTCTCATAAGGATGTCTGAATTGCCGATTGTACTTAATGGCAAAC